TCTCTAGACGAAGCGCGTCAATCTCCATGGTCTGGGCGCCAATCTTCTTGAACAAGTCTTCAACGGTCATCCTGCATACCTCGTTGCTGAGGTGAAGTAAAAGCCGACTCCACCAACATCTGCGGCATAGACCAGCGCGTCGACCATGTCGTCGTGCTCGCTATTGGGGAATCCTAGCATCTCAGACTCCAGAGCGCTGATACCCGGTCCTCCCCGAAGATGGAATACTTTTCCAGCCTCGTACCGAGCAGCGAGGGCGCGAGAGCGAACAACCTTGTCGCGGTCTGGGCGGATAGGCCTTGCTGGAAGGCGGGTCTCGGATAGCATTTCGCGCACAAAGGTGCTCTGGTGCTGCACTGCTTCAATGTTGACCGCCTCAAAGTTGCGCGGGCTATCCATGTCTACATCTTGCTGCCCGCGAAGCCCCACGTACCGTGCTGGCCAAAGCATGCGTGGCCCATTGGAACCGTCCACGATTGAGCCAGTCTTATCTAGCCCCGTAAGCCATTGCTGATGCCCCTGCACAAGGCGCTCACGATAGGCACCGACCACATACAAGTTCTTGTCTGCGTCCTCAACCACTTCTACTGCCGAGGTGTAGTCAGAGCGCTCGCTTGCTGACGAGGCAAGGTCGACCCCAATGCGGCGGGCGCCTGCGGGCACGCGGTCCACATACTGAAGGAAGTCGTGCCGGAAAATGTTTCCACCCATCTGGGTCACGTCGTTCTGGTACTGGAGCGAGAAGATCGGTCCGCCCAGTTCTTCCTTCTTTTGAAGCAGCGCCTCTTCGGTGTACATCTCCGGCCAAAGTGGGCCGGCATCTTCCAGGGATCGGCGCTGGTAGGTGGGGACGCCCTTCCTTGTGAGTTCTGCGTAGAAGTCATCTTCGTGCCAGCGTGTGCCGATGTACCAGCGCTTGGAGCCAGGGACAAGCATCGGGTCAACCACCTGCCAATAGGTTTCGCTGGACTTCTGACGCTGCAGTGGCGTGGCGTTTTCCTTGATACCAACCATGTCGTCTGCGAGGAGGACGTCAAGACGGGCACCGGGCTTAATCGAGCCCACACCGTCTGCAAAGCAGGTTGCGTCTTTACCGAGGTTGGCACCCTTAATGGTCCACACTTCGTCTGTCCACTTTGTGCCGATGACTCCATCTCGTGCCCACTCAAAGATCTCAGCAAACTTCGGATGCTCTACCAACGTCCTGACTGCCCTAGATCGTGCAAGCGCATCGGAAAGCACGGCGGTTAAGATGCCTACACGGATCTGCCCCTTGTGGACACCAATAAGCCGAGCGGCGCGGTGCAAAAGTTGCGTTGTCTTAGCATGGCCTCGTGGCATGAGCACAAGCGCGCGAGGGTTATCGTTGAGGAACTGCTCCATCTCACGAAGGTGCTTGGGGAAGATAAGGTTGCCGATGTACTCGGCAAACGCTGCGTCAGACGTCTGCGCTTTCCGTCTCAGCCAATCGCGGTACTCCTGGTTGTTCATCCGGCACCTCCTCTCCAGTCTTCTGGGATTCAATGTCCTCTGCCCATGCGCGTAAACGCGCTGCTACCTGAGCAGGGGGCAAGTGGTCAATCTCGTGGTCGGTCTGCACTACCTGGATGGCACCGCCGCCCGGGCCGCTAATCTCTGCCTTCTCCGGAGCGTATGCGCCCGTCAACTTGGCAATGCGGTCGACAACTTCTAGTTGCAGTTTAAGCGCCGCTACCGCTGCGCTGGTGCCGCGAGCCTTCGCCGCCTCAATAGCCGCCTGCTGGGAGATGGAGTTTGCCTTGGCAATCAACTCCAAACGGGTGCCGCTGACATCAACGCCCTGGTCTTTCCACTCTTGCCGGATGACGGTCAGGTGCCTGCGGACGGTGTCCTCAGCCAGTTCCACCTGCTTGGCAATGGCGCTGGGGTGCAAGCCAGCAAGCAGGAGAGAGCGGATTCTGTCTCTGACTGCCTGTACCTGTCCTTGCGGAAGTCTGCCGGGTCGTCCCATGGGTTCTCCTAAATGACGTTGTCGTGGGGTTATTATACATCACGTAGTCACGCTCGATGTTGTGTGATCTTTTTTTATGTGTAAAATGCCATACATGGCAATTATTGAGTACGACATCTCCACCGAGCAGGGCAGCAGTCTTTCTCGCGTCGTGACCTATAGCGATGCGAATAGCAGCCCTATAAACCTGACGGGCTACACGGCCCGGATGCAGGTTCGCCCCCGCGCGTCGTCTGGGTATGCCTACCTCACGCTGACCAGCCCGTCCGGCGGGCTAACGCTTGGTGGGACAACCGGAACCATCACCATCCTGGTTGACGGCTCGGTTACGTCAGCAATTCCTGCCGGAGATTACGTGTACGACCTCGAAGTTGTGAACGGTGCCTATGTAGACAAGGTCATGGGTGGAGATTTCACCCTCTCAGCGGAGGTAACGCGATGAGCCCACTCTCAATTGTTGATGAAGGCGGAACGATTTCTATCGTTCGCTCAACCAACACCGCACAAGTGCGACCATTCAACACCGCTACCGCACCTGCGGCAACGGTTGTTAACGTTGGAACATCATTCCAAAACTACGTATTTACCCAGAGCAGCCCCTCGGCAACATGGAATATCACGCATAACCTCGGTCGCCGACCAAGCGTTACGGTCGTTGACTCTGCAGGTACAGTTGTTATTGGCGAAGTGACATATACAAGCGATAATGCCCTAACAATCCAGTTTTCTGCTGGGTTTAGTGGCCAAGCATATTTGAATTAGGAGACCATCATGGCAGTAAAGTTTCTTGCAAGCGTAGACCTCCAGAAGAATGAGTTGCTCAATGCCGCCATTCAGAACCTTGCTACTGATCCAGCATCACCAGTTCAGGGGCAGATTTACTACAACACCGTCTCTGATGCAATCAAGGTATACGACGGCGCAGCGTGGGTAACGCTCTCGACCGGCGCAGGAACCGTCACGGCGGTTACCGGCACTGGTGCAATCTCCTCAACCGGCGGAACAACCCCAGCCATCAGCATTGCTGACGGCACGACAAGCGTTAAGGGTGCCGTTCAACTTGAAGATTCCGTATCTAGCACCTCAACGACCAAGGCCGCAACGCCTGCGTCGGTTAAGTCTGCTTATGACCTTGCCAACGGCAAGGCGAGCCCGTCGGACACAACCTTTGTTGGTACAACCAGCGTTGCGCTAAACCGCTCATCTGCAAACCTTGCCCTCACTGGAATTACAAGCGTTGCCATGCCTGGCTCGTCGTCTGGCACGACAACTCTTCAGCCTGCTGCCGTTGCTGGTACGACAACCGTAACGCTACCTGCCGCAACCGGCACCGTGGCGCTGACCGCAAACAAGTTGAGCGACTTTGCTGCAACAACCTCTCTTGAATTGAAGAACACGATCTCCGACGAGACCGGCTCTGGCGCGCTGGTATTTGCTACCAGCCCAACGTTGGTTACGCCAGCGCTTGGCACTCCATCAAGCGGTGTGCTTACAAACGCCACGGGCCTGCCTATCAGCACAGGTGTTGATGGCCTTGGCACTGGCGTTGCAACATTCCTCGCTACCCCATCTTCGGCAAACCTAGCAGCAGCGGTAACCGGCGAGACCGGAACCGGTGGGCTGGTCTTTGCTGACACCCCAACGCTCATTACGCCAAACATTGGCGTAGCGACTGGTACGAGCCTTGTCCTTTCTGGCGACCTGACGGTCAACGGAACGACGACAACGGTAAACTCGACGACACTGACAGTTGACGACAAGAACATTGAACTTGGTTCAACTGCAAGCCCAACCGATGCTGGCGCTGATGGCGGCGGTATTACCCTTAAGGGCGCTACGGACAAGACCTTTAACTGGGTTGACGCAACTGATTCGTGGACCTCGTCTGAGCACCTGAACCTTCTTACTGGCAAGAAGTTCTACATCAACGGCACCGAAGTCCTCAGCGGCACCACGCTTGGCTCAGGCGTCACCGGGTCAAGCCTTACCTCGGTTGGCACGATTGCCACCGGTGTGTGGAACGGCACGGCGATTGCCATTGCAAACGGTGGTACTGGCGCAACTGACGCTGGCGCTGCCCGCACGGCCCTCGGCCTTGCAATTGGCACGGACGTTCAGGCATACAACTCGACCCTGGCCGCAGTGGCTGGCGGAACGTACAGCGGTGATGACAGCATCACGACCGTTGGTACGATCTCTGCTGGTACGTGGCAGGGTACCGCAATTAGCCCAACCTACGGTGG